GTGACAGGAGTCAAGAGCGGGGACGATGGCTGGACAGCAAGGGAGGAGTTCCTGCACAGGCGCGGGGAGGACCCGCTGCGGATGGCGTGCCGGCGCAACAACCGGATGGCCGGATGCGAGAGGTTTTTTATCCAGACGTTCGCTGCGTTCATCGAGACGCGCGGAGGAACAGAGGAGACAAGGCACAAGGCGGACATTCCGACAGACAGAAGCACCAGGGAACTGGCCTGGGAAATGTAAGGAGGAAAGCATATGGGCATTATCGGAGAAGTGGACCGGATTAACAAACTGCTGAAGGAGGCAAAGGACGAGCTGGAAGAGGTTCTCTGCATTTATACCGGAGAGCCAGCGCCCATGCCGGTGGAGCAGCCGGAGGCGAAGAGCCTGGAGAACGAGCTGAACAAGGCAGACGAGATGAGCATGCGGATCCTGGACTACAGCAAGGCGATCCTGAGTATGTTCCGGGGCGACGTGCCGACCTGCGACGCGGACCGGGCGGAGGCTGCGTACAGACGCGCTGAAACCATGAACATGCGAGGGTTTTAATAGGAAACAACCGGCCGAAAGGCCGGACATGCCGCTGCAGGTGCGCGTGTGCAGGCGTGCCGGTTCAAGTCCGGCGGGCGGCAGCTTTCTTCCTTTCATACGGTGTCTGGCAGCCGGAAAGACGGCGACGGCCTGCGCGGGGCGCGAACTGGGGGATGGCCTCCCCATTGTGAGGCTTGTATGGAGTATTAAAATATCGCACATGCTGGGGAGAGAAGCACAATAATTTTGTGCTGAGGAGGATGCAGATGGGTTGGAGGTACGAGTGCCTGTTCGAGACGGAACTGAAACCGGAAGTGGACGACCTGAGAATGTACTGGGGACCGCAGCCGAGTCTGATTCCTGTGGGCAGGATGGGATACCGCAGGAGTGTCACCCTGGCGGGGGACAGGATGGAGTGCGAAATCTACCCGGTGTTCGGCAAGGAAGATGCCATGAAGGCGAGAGCCGCGAAGAAGAATATGACCTCCACCAAGCAGAAACGCCTGAACGATGAAAGAGCGCGGAGGCATCTGGTCCAGCTGGCAGACGCCAACTTCACGGATAAGGATATCCACCTTACCCTGACCTACAAACAGGAGGTATCCCTGGAGCAATGCAGGAAGGATGTACGGAATTTCCTGCTGCGGGTAAAGAGATACCGGGACAAGATGGGACTGGAACAGCTGAAGTACATCTACACCATCGAAGGAAAAACAGAATTGAACAAAGGCTTCCCTGTGAGCAGGATCCACGTCCACATGCTGATGAACGGAGGAGTCAGCCGGGAGAAGCTGGAGGAGATGTGGGAGCTGGGGTACGCCAACGCGGACCGGCTGCAGCCATCCGAGCGCGGCCTGGAGGAGATTGCCAGCTACATCATCAAAGAAGCGAAGCACGGCGGCAGGAAGTTTGCGGCCAGCAGGAACCTGAAGCAGCCGATCCGGAGAACAACTGATGCGAAGACCAGCAACCGCGTTGTCAAGGCGATTGCTCAGGATATCCGTAACGAAGCGAAGGAACAGACCGAGAAGCTGTATCCGAGCTATCAGTTTGTGGACTGCAAGGTGTACTACTCCGACCAGCTGGACGGAGTGTATATAAGAGTACTTATGCGAAGGAGGAAGAAAAGGTGAACAGGAAGCAGAAAATCAAACAGGACGCAAGGGCGCTGCGGAAGTACAAGGTTCGTCTGCAGAACGAGCGAAAGGTTTATCACCAGTCGTTTCAGCTGGTGGCGGTGAACAATCGCAGAAGCAGGGAGGCTGCGCTGGGCGCGTGCGTGCTGAAGGCGCTGGACGAGGTGCGGGGACTGGCAAAGCAGAAAAACATTGTGCCCGGGAGCTTGTACTACAACATTGACGAAGTGATACTGTTTGATCCGGAAGGCCGGAAGGGATTTCAAGAGATCGTCACGTTCTTTTTCATGACTTACGAACCGGCACACACCAAGGAAGAGATCGAGAAGGAGATTGCTGAAACCTTTGAGAAGATGATGCAGGAGACGGACGAGTTGTTCCCGCTGGAGGAGGAGAAGAAAGATGCCGAAGAGAAAGACTGTCATCCAGGAAATTAAACGGACGCATGACGCGCTGATACGGATGTACTTTAACTATTACGAGAAGGAAATGCGGGAGGAGCATGAAGACGTGCGGACCATGAGCAGCATGATCGAAGAGGTCCGTAAACTAAGGGAACGGTTTATGACTCCGGTGGAGATCCAGGAAGAGATGGAACAAAGTGAGGACTAAAGGCAACTGTTCGGAAATTCCGAACTATTCACTTAAAGGGAATCAATAAACCAGATTGCAGGTGCGTACCTGCAATTTTTTTTTGCTCTGTGAGAAAGTATACGCAGGGGGTGAAAGCATGGCGGCCCAATGGGGACGAATCCGACAGAGTTATATGGCCGGAATGACCTATGACGAGCTGGCCAAGAAATATAAAGTTTCCAAGAAGACGATTCAGAACCGCGCATCTAAGGAAGGCTGGGTAAAAGAGAAGGGAAAAATCAAGGAAGAAGTAGGGGAGAAAATCCACGCGCGCGTTGTGCGCGTGCGCGTAGCGGAGCTGGAGAAGCTCATGGACGCCAACGGATCCCTGATCGACGCCCTGGTACAGCTGACAAAACAGGCCGCGGACGCGAACCAGACGAACGTGATGATGTTCGACAAGGCCGGAAGCATGAAGAACGTGGAGTGCCTGGCCAAGGCGATTCAGACGGCGGTGCAGACACAGCGGGACCTGTACAAGCTGCCGACCCTGGACCAGGACTTCAGGAAGAAGGCGGAGGCGCAGCGGAAGCGGGAGAACAAGGCAAAGCTGGAGCTGGAGCAGCAGAAACTGGAGCTGGAGAAGCAGAAGCTGAAGAACGGCGAAGAATCGGACGACGTGGTATGGGAATTCGTGGCACCGGAAGGAGTAGAGCTGGATGGCTAAGTATGTCCGGAGGTTTGAGCCGAACCCAAAGCAGTACCTGTTTCTCAAGAGCAAAAAGCGGCACGTCGCATTCGGCGGCGCTCGCGGCGGCGGGAAAAGCTGGGTCGTGGACGCCAAGGCCGTGCTGCTGGCGCGGAGGTACGGACGGCCGAACGCATGGAGTCCGGGCATCAAGATCTGTATCGTCCGACGGACATTGCAGGACCTGGAGAAGAACCACCTGGAGCAGCTGAAGATGCTGATCGGTTCCTGGGCAAAGTACAACCAGAACAAGAAACTGTTCACGTTCAAGAACGGCGCGACGATCCAGCTGGCGTACTGCGACAACGACAAGGACAGCGACCATTTCCAGGGCGTGGAGTACGACGTGATCTTCATCGAGGAAGCAACGCAGCTGCAGGAAAAATGGATTAAGGACATTGCGGCCAGCATCCGCGGCGTGAACGACTTCCCGCACAGGGTGTACTACACATGCAACCCGGGCGGACCTGGACATGCATACATCAAGCGTCTGTTCGTGGACCGGCTGTTCCAGGGGAACGAAAATCCGGAAGACTACGAGTTCATCCAGGCAAAGGTGACGGACAACAAGATCCTGATGGAGTACTCGCCGGAATACATCAATTTCCTGCAGAACCTGCCGCCCAAGCGCCGGGAAGCCTGGTTGAACGGCAGCTGGGAAATCTATTCCGGGCAGTACTTCTCGTTGATAAACGACCCGGACCACTACGACGACCAGCATTTCACGCATGTGATCCACCCGGTGACAATACGGAAGCATTGGACAATCTACCGCAGCATGGACTGGGGGTATTACCGCCCGTTTTCCGTCGGCTGGTACGCCCTGACAGAGGACGGAATACTGATTCGTTTCAAAGAGCTGTACGGCGTGCAGAAGAGCGGCGCGGAGAGCCTGCCGAACGAGGGCGTGGAGTGGTCGCCGGACAAGGTGTTTCAGAAGGTACTGGAGATTGAGCGGTCGGACCAGGTGCTGCGGGGACGAGAGATTATCGGCGTAGCGGACCCGGCCATCTTCAAGAGCCAGACAGGCGTCAGCATTGCGGATACCGCGATGGAGTGCGGACTGTATTTCCTTCCGGGAGACAACACGCGGCTGAATGGGTGGATGCAATGCCAGTACCGGCTGCAGTTTAACGAGACGGGGGTGCCGCGGTTCTATGTGACGACGGACTGCCCGGAGTTTATCCGGACGGTGCCGATGCTCCAGCACGACGAGAAGGACGTGGAGGACGTGGACACGGAGGGCGAGGACCACATCGCCGACGAGTGGAGGTACTGCTGCATGCAGAACATGATCAAACCGTTCGTGGAGGAACCGGAATACAGACCGCTGCTGGGCGCTGACCCGCTGGACATGTTTGCAGGGAGGTAAGTATGACAAGAGCTGTTATGTACTGGGACCGCATGCGGCTGGAGGTAAAAGGCCATGCCGGCGGAGGAGAGAAGGGCAAGGACATTGTGTGCGCCGCGATCAGCATGCTGGCGGAGGCGCTGGTGGGCGTGCTGGACGAAGCAGAGAAGCGCGGACGCACAAGCTACGGATGCAAGGAAGGGGACGGCATGATCATTGTTTGGGCAGACCCAGGCCTGGGAAACCTGAACGAGATCAAGGCGTATTTCCGAATGTGCGCCACAGGATTGAAAATGCTGAAACAGGAGTATCCGAAGAACGTAGATTTTAGCGAAGTAGGGAGGTAAGAGAGATGGCACTATTCGACAGATTCAGGAGAAGACAGGCACCAGGCGCGGAGGAACAGATGAACATGCAGGACTTCAACCGCATGCGGCGTGTTCCTATGACCGGCGGGGCGACGGAGCAGGACCTGGACAGGCTCGCTGCACCAATGACGCCGGAGGTGGCAGCTGCTTCAAGGATGGGCGCGAGAAACGGCGCTGAAGCAATCATGGAGATGGCCGGCATGGGCGTCAGGCGCAAAAAGCAGATGGCCGAGTACGGCCGCCTGATGAATCCGACAAGGCTGGAAGCCGTGACGCGGACCCTTATGAGCTACCAGGCGGCAAAGGTAAGCGTGAACCGGCGAGTGATCGACGCGCAGCAATGGTGGAAGCTGAACAACTGGGAGGAGATCAAGGCAACCAGGGGGACGAAAGGCGCAACCAACCATCCCAGCAATACCGGCTGGCTGTGGAATTGCATCGTCGGAAAGCACGCGGACGCCATAGATTCATACCCGGAACCCATCATCCTGCCGAGAATGATGGACGACAAGGAAGAAGCGCAGCGGCTCAGCAAGATCGTTCCTGTGGTCATGGAGCTGAATGACTTCGAAGAGACGTACAACGATTGCAGCTGGCAGAAGATGCAGGAAGGCACCGGAGTATACGGCGTGTTCTGGAACAGCGAGAAGCTGAACGGCCTGGGGGACATTGACATTAACCAGGTGAACATACTGAACCTGTACTGGGAGCCTGGCATCAAGGACATTCAAAAGAGCAAGAACGTGTTCTACATTTCCTACGAGGACAAGGCGGACCTGATCGCAGCGTATCCGGACCTGGAAGGGAAGCTGAACACGACAAAGATCACGCCGGTGGAATACAAGACGGACGACAAGGTGGACCTGAGCAACAAGTGCGCCGTCATCGACTGGTACTACAAGAAGAGCATAGGCGGCAGGACCGTCATGCATTACTGCAAGTACGTCAACGAGACGTGCCTGTTCTCCAGCGAAGAGCTGAACCCGGAAGAGAGCTATTACCAGGACGGCGAGTATCCGTTTGTGTTGGACGCGCTGTTCCCGGTTGAAGGCAGTCCGGCCGGATACGGCTATATTGACATTGCGAAGGACACGCAGGCAGACATCGACACATTGAGCCAGGCGATGGTCCTCAACGCCAGCATGAAAGCGACGCCCAGGTACTTCTTACGCAAGGACGGCAGCGTAAACGAGGACGAGTTTGCGGACTGGACCAAGCCGATTGTTCACGTTTCCGGGGCGCTGGCACAGGATACCCTGCGGCCGGTTGAGGTTCCGCAGATGGGCGCGGACGTCCACAACATGCTGCAGTCGAAGATTGACGAGATCAAGTTTGTGACGGGGAACATGGACGTCAACAACGGGGGCGTACCCAGCGGAGTGACAGCAGCCAGCGCCATCGCTGCCCTGAAGGAAGACAGCGGCCGCAGCAGCAAGGACTCCACCAAGGCGGCGTACCGCAGCTACCGGAAGCTCGTGACAATGGTGATCGAGCGGATCCGTCAGTTCTATGACATCCCGCGCCAGTTCCGCATCCTGGGACCGGAAGGCCAGGAAGAGTTCGTCAACTATGACAACAGCGGACTGCAGGCGCAGGAAATCCCCAACCTGCCGGGACAGGAACCAGGCATGCGGCTGCCGGTGTTCGACATTGACGTCCAGGCACAGCGGGAGAACGCGTACACAAAGATGAGCCAGAACGAGCTGGCGCTGCAGTTCTATGACAAGGGCCTGCTGAATCCGCAGATGGCGGACCAGGCGCTGCTGGTCATCGACATGATGGACTTCCGCGGCAAGGAAGAGCTGAAGAAAAAGATCGAAGCTCAGGGAACCATGCGTCAGGTTCTGATGCAGGTGGCGCAGATTGCCATGCAGCTGGCGCAGCAGTACAGGCCGGAGGTAGCGGACCAGCTGGCCATGGTCGTGCAGGGCGTGGCGGCGGATATGGGAATGGCACCGACGCCGGAAGCCGGAGGAGCGCAGCCGGCACAGAACGGACAGCTGATGGCGCCGGCAGACAACATGAGCGCACCGAACCCAAATGAGAACGCAATCGTAAAGCGGGCGAAGGAACAGGCGGCAAACGCCAGCAGACCGAGCTGACAAGTGCGTACCTGCAATTATTTCAAAAAGTGTGAAATAATCAGATTACGGGATCGTCCACCAACGGACAGAAGGGAGAATAACCATGATTTATAAGCTGAATTTGCAGATGTTCGCTGGAGAAGGCGCAGGAGAAGCGGCACCGGCCGCGGAACCGGCAACCGGCGGAGGAGCAGAAACAGCAGCAGCAGTACCGGCAGCTTCCGCACCCATCAGCGCAGGCAGCACGCTTGCAGATGGGACGAGAGTGCCGAACGCGCAGGTCGCTGCGGCGCTGGAGAAGCAGATGAAGCGGCACCCAGAGCTGAGAAGTGTTTATGGCCAGGCACCTCAGCAGCAGGCGGTGCAGGCGGAACCTGCGGAAAAAACCATCGATCAGAGATGGGAGGAAGCCAAGAAGGGCGAGTTCGCGGAACTCTACGGAAGGGACGTTCAGCGGGCGATTCAGGATCGATTCAAGAACCAGAAGCAGATGCAGGGAGAGCTGGACAAGCTCGAACCAATGCTGAAGGTTCTCCGGGAGCGGGCCGGCGTTGGCAGCAACGAGGAGCTGTCCAAGCAGATCCTGGACGATGATTCCCTGTACGAGGACGAAGCGAATGCCCGCGGCATGACCGTAAACGCCTATCGCGAGTTTATGGCCATGAAGCAGAAGGTTCAGGACGCTGAGCAGCGGGAAGCAAATGCTTTCCAGGAGCAGCAGCGGAGAGAACACTTCAACAAGCTCATGCAGCAGGCCGAACAGATGAAGCAGGTTTATCCTGGGTTTGACCTGATGCAGGAGCTGAACAACCCTGCTTTCCTGCGTATGACCAGCAAAGAGGTCGGCATCAGCGTGGAGGATGCTTATTACGCGATCCACCACAAAGAGCTGAACCCGCAAATGATGGCATACGGAATGCAGCGGGCGCGGCAGCAGATGGGGCAGACCATCCAGGCGCAGCGCCAGCGGCCGGTTGAAGGTGCGATGAAATCGACCGTTCAGCCGAAAGCTGAAATGAAAGTTGACCCAAGAAACCTGACCCCGCAGGAGAGAAAAGAAATCAAACGGCGCGTAATGGCGGGGGAGATTGTGTCGTTTGATTAGAAAGGACTAAACGATGAAAGACTGGCTCTTTAACCTCCAGCGTTTCGCGGAGGCTGGCACGGTCGTCAATGCGACCGGCAATTATGTCAACGCCTACACAGGCGATACGACCCCGTTCACTCCCGGGTCCACAGACCTGTCGAGCCTGAACAAAACCTTTTACGATACCGAGCTGCTGGACAACACCAGGGAGAAGCTGATCTTCACCCAGCTGGGCCGAAAGCAGTCCCTGCCTGCGAACCACGGACGGACCGTGGAATTCCGGCGCTGGCGCACCCTGGGCCGCATCGGCCAGCTGACTGAAGGCGTCATTCCGGTCGGCAAGAAGCTGGGACAGGTCGCCATCACCGTGAGCCTCGCTCAGTATGGTGACTATGTGACCGTCTCCGACCTGCTGGACGAACACTCCATCGATCCCGTCGTGCTGGGCGCGACCGAGGAGCTGGGCGCTTCCGCCGGCGAAACTGCGGACCTGCTGGTCCGGAACGTGCTGCTGGGTGGCACCCAGCTCATCTACGCCGACGCGACGAACAAAACCACCGGCGCGTATGTATCCACCCCCAGCACCGAAGCTGGCCTGCAGGAGGCCCTTGGGACCTACAACTGCAACCTGACGCCGACTGTCATCAACAAGGCCGCCACGGCCCTGAAGAAGAGCGCGAAGGGACTGAAGTACAGCGGCAGCTATTACCTGGCTGTCATCCATCCGGACGTGACGTTCGACCTGCGGCAGGATCCTGCCTGGCTGGAGGCCCACAAGTACGCCGAACCGGAGGAGATCTTCAACGGCGAGGTAGGCCGTATGCACGGTGTACGGTTCATCGAGAGCAACAACGCGCCGGTCATCAAGACCGAAGGGCAGACCTACGCGACCTACAAGGTCATGTTCTTCTGCAAGGACGCGTTCGCGGTTATCGATCCGGAAGGCGGCGGCATGCGGACCATCATCAAGAGCGCCAAGGAAATCGGCGGCCCGCTCGAGCAATTCAGCACGGTAGGCTGTAAATTCGAGACTGCCGCGAAGATCCTGTACCAGGAGCGCATGGTGACGGTGTGGTGCGGTTCCAGCTATTCCGCTGTGGAAGAGCAGAACATCACCGAGGAAGCTGCCTGATCATAGTCCCGCGGAGGAGCATCCAGCTCTTCCGCGGGCATTTCCGATAATCGAGAAGGAGGATAAAACCATGAAAAAGCTGAACCTTCAGCGGTTCGCCGGCGGGCATGCCGTCAGTTGTTTGAACGGCGGACACTTCACCGCCTTCAGCGCGGACGAAACCAGCGACGTGCAGAAGAACGCGACCGTCACCCTGACGGTCACGCCCAGCTCCGGATATGAGCTGGAAGACATCCAGGTGGTGACCGGCGGCGTGACCATCGAGTACGACGACGACAGCATCACGTTCAAGATGGGCGAGGCGGATGTTATTCTGAAGGCTTTTGCCAAGAAGAATAACCTCTACAAGATTGTGGAGAACACGTTCTGTTCCGTCAACGGCACCGTCACCAGACTGGAACGCAACATGATGCTGCAGACCGGCAAGAACGGCGCCATCGTCGGCGTGAGCTGCACCGGGAGCGAGATCACCCTGAACGCGGACCTGGTGGCCGCCCTGGTGGAAAGCGGCGCGATCATCAAAATCTGATACTATCTGTGCCGCTGCCTGCGAGGGGCCTTGACCACGCAGGCAGCGCACAGTAGTAAATATGGATTCGCCCGCCGAACGGGCAGAAAGGAAATCATATGGCAACGAAAGCGAACAGCACGCCCGTGCTGGAAGTTCCGAAGGACGAGGACAAGGATCTGGAAATCGAAGCTGCAAAGCTGGAAGAGATGGCAAACAAGCAGAGAGCTGCTATGCAGGCCGAGATCGAAAGGTTGAAGGCCGAGAACGAGCAGCTGAAGAAGAACAGCGTGCTTGCCGTCGGCGCGTTCGGCGCAATGACGGACCGGGAACGGGTGAGGAAAGCCTGCGAGGAGGCGTCGAAAAACGGAGTGGATGCATGGACGCAGAAAATCTCCGTAAGAGCGCCACGCAGACCGGCGAAGGAAGAACCCTACTACTGGCTGAGTGTGAACGCGAAGACCATTCAGGTGCCGGCGGACGACCGGTACTACAATCTCCAGCTTCCCTTCGCACAATGTCTGGTAGACATGATCGCGGCGGAATGGCTGGCGGCGGACTACGCTGACAAAATCGAAAACTATGATCCGGTTACAAATCCGAAGACGGAATAACAGAGACGGGCGGAGGGGCGTGAGCTTTTCCGCCTGTTTTCGGAGAGGAGAAGAATATGACGCTGCAGGAAGCACTGGACATCACGGACGAGATGAAACCGAACCTCATGAGCCGGGACCTCAAGATTAAGTACATCACGGAGATCGAGCAGCTGATCCATGACGAGATCCTGATGGTGCATGAGCATACAC